CACCAGTTTGATACGCCGTTGTATCCTCTGTTTCAGTGCCGTATCCATCAATATTATACACATTTGATAATTGACTAAAAGGTGCAATTGGTAATATTACCCGTCCTTCGTCAATATCAAATTCGTCGAAAATAATTTCGTAATTAATTGACCTTAAAGCAATGTTACAATAAGCCTCAATCCTTTCAACGGCTGCATTTATTAAAGTAATTATTAGTAAGTCTTCTGATGTGTTATCATCTTCAAACTTAAGATAATTACGCATTTCTGCAAGTGATATGCCGGTAAAATCAGTCTTTGAAACGATACGCTTATTCATTATTTTGCTTTTTTATTGCGTTTCGGCTTTTCAATCATTTTATTTTCGTAGGCCGGTTGGAATGCTTTTTCCTCGCCTGGATAATTACCCAGTCCCTTTTCGATTAATTGGGAAGCCTCACCCGGAGTACACCGGATGAGTTTTCCACTATTAAGCAATATCTCAATCATGTCGGATTATTTAAAAATCCATCCTGAAACACCGGAAATATATGCTTTATTCGCATTTCGAATAAAAACTAATCGCATATATGGGTGCGTTCTGTGGGTTACTAAAGTTTGAAAAGTCAGCGTAGTATCAGCTCCAACTCCGGTATATGTTTTAGTTGCTGCTGTTGTCCATACATCAGTCGCAAAACGTTTAACTTGGAATTGAGCGGTTATATTACATGCGCTTGTTACCTCAGTGATTTTGGCACGTACATAAGTTGTCATACTATCAACTGAATACCAGTTTATAGGCCATATAAGAGAATCCTGATAAACACCCAACGAATCGGCGGTTGTGCCAGTAATATTGAATGAGAATTTAGAAGGGGTCAAATTTACAGTTGCTTTTGTTTTAATCGTAACCTGCGCACTTGCTAAGGTTGCAAAAAACAGCAATAAAATAGTTATTAAATTTTTCATGATTTTATCTATTTTTAAGTTAATAACTAATTAAGCACCGGCTTGTAAAAGAGGAACAGAAGCGGCAAAAGTACCATAAACAAAAGCAAATTTGTCATGTTCTTTGATTCTTTGTACACCTCGTTCGGAAGCGGTGAATGTTACACGGTCGTAAATAGGATCGTTTCCGTTTTGATCCCACATACGAATACTTAAACCGCGACGGGTAAAGTATTTTGCTTTTGTGAAATCACCAACTAAGTAACTTCCAACTGTTACACGTGTAGATGAATAGATAGGTACACCGGCAATTGCAGGTTGCGGCATCCATAATTCAGGATATTTGAATTTACCGTCAGTATCACGAATTAACTTGATGTTATGCAAGTCAATAGGATTGATGGTAATTCCGGTCGGAGCAAATCCAATGTTTGTCGAATCGGTTGCGCTATTTCCTAAGATACATTGAAGGGCAGCGGTTGCAAGAATATCAACGTTATCCGGTGATGCAACTGCATCAACTCCAACAGGTACAGCAAATGCTTTAGCAACAGTGGTAATACCGGTTAAATGAGTGGTTAAACCAGTACCCGAAAAGATTTCATTATCACGGATGGAAGGGATACCATATTGCAACATTTCCATGATTTCACTCATGGCATAGTCGATGTCTTCCAGTGCTTCGTTAGTAACCACCATAGAGTCGGTAATTTTCTTAACGTCGGCTTTCTTTTCTGCCCAAGTTACTGCACTTTCTCCAAAGATATTGTTTTCACTGTTCATAGCGGCGTTACGGGTAACAGTTACGCGTTCTACCCATGCAATAGCATCTTTAGCAACCGTTCCTTTTTGTACCAACTGATAAAAAAGAATTGGATTGTTAGGAGCCATATTAACACCGGGTTCGAGCGGTGAAGTAATCGAAAGGATAGCGTCGTCGGTTCCGATTGAATCAATTGAACTGGTAATATTAACAGCTTTCAGGTCAAATGCATGCTCAATGTTTTTTGCACCGTTTTTGCGAGCGTCTGAAAACTTTTTATACCCTTCGGAGGTAAGATTTTCCTGCAATTGCTGAACAATAGATTTAACTTTGTTCTTACCAGATATAGCTTGATCAGCTAATTTGGTTTCAATCGCATTAACCTGAGTTTGCAAGTTTTTCAGGTATTCAGCTTGAGCGGTTTTCTTTTCACCGTCAACAATTACCGACAATTCAGCGATCTGTGTTTTGATAGCATCTTTAAACTCATCAAGCTTAAAAATGTCCTTTGATTTTTGTTCCGAAGCATTAACCTGACTTTCCAGTTTGGTTATATCGGATTTCAAAGCATCAAATTTTTCAACTACTAATGTAGTTAAGTCTTTTTGTTCTGCCATTTTAAATTAATTTTAAATACGTGGTTAAATAATTTATCTCGTCTGAACTAATAACCGGCTCGGAATAAGTGGACGCATCCGGCGTATTCCTGAGTGATTTAATATGATTCAGTAATTCACTAATTTTTAATTCAACTTCTTTTAATTTATCATCAGTAAAATTTCCCTTTTGAAGTTTAAGAAGTTTTTCGAGTAAGAATAAAGCGTCTGCTTCGCTTTTAATATCCGTAACAGGCGTTTTGTCATTTGCGCCCCAACCGGTTAAACTGGATACTTCCCATATTTTATATTCAGTAATTACCCGCGAACCGTCATTTCCCTTATGTGCCCTTAATACATCGTACCCAAATGAATGCTCTGTAATTGCACCGGCTTTATACTCTTCGTATGTATCCCGGCCTAATGTTGTACCTAATATCATTTGAGAGCGTGCCCATGCCCCGAATTGATCTTCTCCAAGTTCTTTTATAACGCCTGGAGCAAGTCGTATGTCATGGTTTTTAAAATGTTTAATCCGGTTTTTATTTTCTGCTTGTGATTTGATATGACTGCCCATCGCGGATATGTCATTATCAGAATCAACATTACCAAAGGCATTGTAATAGAAAGTAACAATGCCCTGTTCATCAATATCCTTTAGTTTACATTCGAGTTGCTTATAAGAGTGCATTATATTCTTTATTGTTTCAGTCATTCCTGAATGATTATAATTGCAAACAAATTTACAAAGATATTTTGTTAACTAATTAATTGATAATTAGTTTAAGTCGCATTGTGGGGTTATTTTGGAACTATGGAAATTATTTGTATATTTGGGGAAAATTAAAATTATGAATATTTCAGAATTAATAATTAAATCTATAACTTTCAGTTATATTGATGTTACTGTATTGGATTCTAATCATAAAGAATTCATTCCCGGATTTGTACATTTTAATTATCAGGTAAAAATTGGAGATAATGAATTGACCGGTTATTATGAATGTAATTATGCAGACACCATTGACATTAACTATATTAAAAATAAAATAATTAATCAATTATGCCAGAACAAGTAAAGCCATGTCAAAAAGTTAGATTAGTTCCTGATTTATGGGATGAAATAGACAAACGGGCCGCAATAGAAGAACGCAGCCGCAATAAAATGATTGAATTGCTTATTCGCAGGGGGTTAAAAGTTACTTATATCGAATGTGAATTGAGTAAGGATGTTAAGATTGAAAAGACAAATAAGGCCTCGTTTGGGGGTATTAGTTACGATCCTAATAAAATAAAGATATGATCTTTGAAATTATCTTAGTTATTGGCTGTGTATTTTGGTTAATCGCGGAGGTTATAGAACTTTATAACCGCAAGTACAACGGCAATTAATTACGTCGCCCGCCTCTCCTAATGGGTCCCCAGGATGGTCAATTGGCCGTCCGCCTGTCTGCGTAAACTTATCGTAAATATTTACCGTTTGACTCATTGCATGATTAAACGGCCCCTTTTCAAATGTACGGGTTCTACTGTCAATATATGGTAACCATTGTTTAGTCATATTATACCCTAACGTTTGCGCCCCTAATAATTGGCCTCTATTACTTGCCCCTACTATCTCAGTACGTGCTATCCTTTCAGCACTCCATCGGCTTACAATTTGCATTTGTGCTTTAAGATTTTCCTGAACAAATTTAGCTGTTTCTGCTGCTCCCCACCCTTCTGTATCTGCTTCTAATAGTGATTGTCTTATGTTGCTTAATATCGCTTTATTGTTTGTTACGTCAATACTTACTATCCTATCCCCTGCTTTATTTAAACAGTAATCTTTTAAGTATCTATCATAATATTCCTGTTCAGGTGTTCCCTTTGTC